ACCCATCAAACTTTCCACGGGGACAAGCGTTTTCACATTTGATCATTTCCGTTCAACTCCTTTATGTAGGTTTCTTGGTAGCCAATCACCCGCTGGGAATATTTGCTTTGGTAAATCCCTTGATCCCACAGCTTGGAAGCGCCGCTTTCCCCCATGTTGTAAGCCATCAGAACCTTGTGTGGATCATCGTACTTTTCAAACAGGGTGCCAAGGATATAAATACCGGCTTGAATATTCTGGTAAGGGTCAAGGAAATCCGTTACACCAACGGCATTGGACAACCATTCATGGTTTTTCTGGTTAATCTGCATCAGGCCATAATCATTGGTGGTGCTGATAACATCCGCTTGGAAGTTGCTTTCGTTGCGGATCAGGGCCATCAGGAAAGTGAAATCAACTTCATAGGCATCCGCCATCCAATAAACATATTCCTGAAGGCTTTCATCCATAGGGACATTCAAAGGGGTGAAGTCACCGGCCTGAACAATGGTTCCATCACTCTGAACTTTGACAGCTTGGCCGGTATAGGCCCCGTACAAAACCGCCGTGGTGGTAGGCTCCGGGGTAGAAAACCAGATTGGTACTTTGGCAAACAGGAACCCAATCAGTACCCCTATCAGCAAGGCAACGGAAAACATACGCCGAAACCACAGATTTTGTTTAGCCCTTTGGGTGGCCGTCCTCGTATTTTCTGAACAGTTCATCGTTATAGTCCTTTCTCATTTGCAAGGTGGAAAAAATGCTTTCTTCCACGGTGCCGGGGCAAATCATCCAGTAATAGAAGCATGGCCGTTCTTGTCCCATGCGGTGAATCCGCTTTTGGCTCTGCTCCCACAGTTCCCAACTTTCGGGAAGGCTGAAATAAATAATCTTGTTGGCCTTTTGGAAGTTGCCCCCTCTTGCCCCGGCCTGATACTGAATGAAGGTCACAGAATTGGATTTGAAATTGTAAGCGCCCAAATCCTTGACTTCACCAGACTGGATGGACACAGGGCGGTTCATGCCCTTTACAATTCCCTTCATGCGCTCCATTTCTTCAGTGAAGTTATAGAACACAATCAAGCGATCTTCCGTACTCTCCACCAGTTCCCGAAATGCCTTATACCGGTTCGGGTTATATAGGCCGCAAAGCTGACGGGCATACAGGCGGCGGGTCAAGCTGGTATCACCAATCAATTCCCGCTCATAGCTTTCATTGGAACCCCAAAAATCTGAATCAAGTTCAAATTCCTGAAGGGTGGCGGTGTTTATGCTGATCGCCCGTTCCCGCCAGAACTTCCAATATTCCTTTGCTGGGGGCGTTCTAACGGGAACAAAGTTCCGTTTAGGAAGGTCAATTCCGGCATCATCGGTGGTCATAAATACCGCCCCATGTTCAGCCAGCTTCTTCTTCAGCCGGTCAACATTTTTGTAACCGGTGATTTTCTGCCGCCAGAATCCATCTTCTTCAACCCATTCCGTTTCAATGTACTGCTTCCAAAACAGTTCCTTTGATATGTTCCATCCCAAAAGGCGGCATTGGCTCCACAGCTTTTCATACTTGCCGCCCGTGGGCGTACCAGACAGAAGGATCACATTATCAGGGTTCAGCCCAAGAATGAACTTTGACCGCTTGGCGTTCTCATTCTGGATCAAGGAACTTTCATCAAGCATCAGCGTAAACCCGGAAAGGGTTTTCAAAATCTTACGCCTGAAGGTCAGTTCATAGTTGATCACGCCGCAAATCCGGGTTGGGTTGTCGGTTTCAGCAACCGCCGCCATAAACCAATCAAATTCCTTCTTATTGGTCAGGTCATAAATCATCCAACAATGGTTCATGGCGTAGTTCTCAACCATGTGATCTATCCAATCAGAAACCTTGGAACATTGGCAGATCAACAGGTTTACCCGGCTATTTAGGGTCAGGGCTTTTTCTGAACCGACAAAAGTTTTCCCAAGTCCCATATCAAGGTAATAGGCGCATCGGTTGTGGCCTTCCGTCAGGTCAAGGGCCTGTTGCTGGTGTTGAAATAGCGTGATCATTTCACCTGAACCACTTCACCCAAAACCTTCTTGGCGTGGGTGGTAGAACCAAACAGCTTCTTCACCACAGCGGCACAGAACCCGGCGTAGTAGTCGTATGTATCACCAGCGCCACAGGAAACAATGGTTTTGGTGCCATCTGCCCACAGCACAATAGTTTTGGGGCCACTGAAGATCACCTTCTTCACAGGGGGAACGCCGGTATGGTGAAGGGGGAAACTGCACCGACAATTCATAGCATTCATTATTTTTGAAACGCTTCCCAAGAAATCATTGGCCGGTGCCAGCTTATCTTCCGAAAACCAAAACAGGCCCTTGGAACTTGCGTCATTCTGAACCTTTTCCAACTCCACACCGGCCTTTTTCTTGCTGGAATAGTAGTTCTTCACTACACCAACACACCCGGTATATTTGCCGCCGTACTCCGCATCAGGAAGCACCTTCACGGTCATTCCGATTTGCAACATCTTTATCATCCTTTCTTTCCAGTCAGGCGGACAATGTAAATGCAGTTGCCCACCCGGTAAGCGTCATACTTCTTGGGGTTCTTCTCATTCCACTTGCGCTTATGGGAAGAAACCGTGGAAAGTTTGGTTTTAGCTTCTTTCTCGGTGCCATACTCAAAGCACATATTCTTTGCGTTCCCGCTGGTCAGGAAATCTTCAATGGCTTTGACTTCCTCGCTCTTGGCTCCACCGTTGAAGGCTTTCTTGGGCGGGGCCTGAACATTATATTTAATTTCCATTACTTCACCTTCTTACAAAATTTCCGGGGCCGCTATCGTGTCGATATACAACAGATCTTCAGTTCCGGGGATAGGCTCATACAGGCTAACAGTTTGGGGTTCTTTGGCGCTCTTGCGCCGTGCATTCCCAATGGCTGACCGCATAGCATTACAGGCCACAGTGACAAACTTCACTTTTTGCAAATCAGGAAGGGCGAACCACCGCTTCACGCTGATCAGATACCGGAAGATCACCACATCAAACCATTCCGCCCGGTCAAGGCCCTGTTGGTCTAAATACCACCAAACAATATTGATGTTGTCCGTGGCAAATTGGGCTTCTTTCGGGGTAAGGGGGCGTTCATAGAACGATTTAGGCAACCGCACACCGCCGCCCACCTCGTTTTTCGCTGGTTTCACTCATTCCCCCCCCCCAATCTGTCAGGCAGTCAGGCCAAAGAAGGTGTTGAAGGCTTCAGCGCCCACATACTCCCTGAACTTGGCGGGGTTAATGTAGTAATTCCAGTTGTTCCCGGTGCCGGGAACGGCATTGCCGAAGGGCAGAAGCCCACGCTGAAGGCCGATCCGCACAAACTGATCAGATTTGCCCATACACCGGGCCGCTTCCTTCACGCTGATTTTCTTCACCGGGGGCGGGGCATCAGTAACCGGGGCGGCTCCATATCCCATCAGGAAATCAAAGGTCACGCCGGTAACATCGGCCAGCGCCTTGATCCGCTCTTGGTTGGGGGTGTTCTTCCCGGAAAGATACTGACTGATTGCGGCCTTGGAAATCCCGGCCTGTTCGGAAAGGGCCGATTGCTTCAAATCAGCCTGTTCCATTGCGTACTTCAAACGCTCTGCAAAGGTGTTCACACTTATAACCTCCTATTCATTTAGTTCGCA